AAGAAGAGAAGGTTGAAACACACTGGGAGAACAATATACTTACAATAGCAAGTGACTTAACCTATGCACACAAGATAGGTAAACTAGATAGAGAGACTGCTATGTCTTACTTGGATCAGAAGGTAGAGCCTTGGAGAGTGGCAGCAAAACTATGGCATAGTAAAAGGAAAGGAAAATAATATGCAAGGAAAGATAATACTCAATGAGCCTGACTATAAGATGATAATCAAAGGAGCATTGTCTCACCTGAATCCTGACCTAAAACACTGGGATAAACCTAAGATTAGGAATGACGAGATGGGTCGTAAGATTAAAGGCAGACCCTCAAGAGGATTTGGTGATAGAAACTTTGAGTACGCAGGCAAGATGATGAACCCAGAGCCTTGGGATGCAGAAGAAGTAATGCCTTATATGAAGACTATAGCTGAATGTGTAACTAATAACTACTGGAATGGTGGAGGATATGAGTTTACTTTCTGTTTAGTAGGAGAGTATCCTGATGGTACAACAGAAGTAGTACATCATTCAGATACAGTACCAAGCAGCTATGATATAGTCTGTAGTATGTCATTCGGATCACCAAGACTATTTGAGTGGACAACTTATAACGACCAAATAAAAGATATGTTTGAGACTTCTAAGTTGAGATACACAGACAAACAACTAGAAAAGATGGTTGTAAAGAAAGAAAGATATTTACTTGAGCACGGAGATGTAATGATCTTCAATGGCGAGAGTCAAATGAACAGTACACACGCAGTGCCTACGATAAGTGGAGTAGATAGGAGACTCAACTTCACCTTCAGAAGTAGTAGTCACTACGATTAAGGAGGATATATGTGGATACCAGTAATAGTAATTGCTTGGTCTCTAGGAGGTAATCCAGTTTGGGTTAACTTTCCTATGGTAAACTTTCCGTTTACCTCAGAGTTTAAATGCCAAGCTTATATAGCACAAGTAAAGAACAGTGTAACTAAAGACCCTCAATACTTAGAGGGTTATAGTACCTGTGTTAATGTAATAGGTTCACCAACCTAGAAAGGAATGCTATGTCCGAAGACGAAGTAAGGAAGGCTATTGAAGTCATAAAACAATATATGGAAGAGCATGAACTAAATAGCCCTGCATTTACAGGACACGCAGTTGTGTTCTTTAAAGAGATAGATACTTATATGAAACTAAAAGAAGTAGAAAGGAAAATCGATGCCTAAGTATATGATACGTACTAAGTGGACAGGCTATACTAAATACTTTCTTGAAGCTGATAGTGTAGAAGAAGCTGAAGAAAGATTTTATAACGGAGATTACGATGGTAACACCGAAGAAGAATTAGTAAACGAAAGTATGTATAACAGTGAATTAATACTATATACAGAAGAAAGGAAAGACTATGAGAAGAATTAATGTAGAAGTTAGCTATGAGTCAGTGATAACTCATGAATTAGATTTGCCAGAAGAGTTTGAAGGCAAAGAAATATATCTAATACAAGGTAAGTGGGATGAGTTCAGAATAGATTTTACTGATGGTACTTACTATGACTTTATAAGTCATTCAGACCCAGAAGCTGATGTCAAATACCCTGCTACTATAGCAGCTTATGGAGAAGATTACAACGAATTCTTAGGAGAATGGTAATGCGTAAGAAACATTGGGTAAAAATAGTTTGGGGAGAATCTGAAGACTATTCAGATACATATTACTTTAATACTGAAAAAGAATTAGCTGCTTTCTTATATGGAGTAGAAGAAGGTAATGGCTGGTTGAGTTATTATGTTGATGATGGAGATGAACCAGCATCAGTAAGTAACAGTGAAGACGGATATATAAAACGATTAAGGGAGTTCCAGGAATAATGTTTGAATCAGCATTAGTATGTCTTGCACTCAACATCTATCACGAAGCTAAGAATCAAAGTTACTTAGGTCAGTTAGCTGTTGGGCAAGTAGTAATTAATAGGGTATATGACGAGAGATTTCCTGATACAGTATGTGAAGTGGTAACTCAAGGTCCAACCTATAGTTGGAAGCCTGATTTTCCAGTGAGGAATAGATGTCAATTCAGTTGGTACTGTGATGGGAAGAGTGATATACCTAAAGAAGAACACGCATATGAAGTAGCTGTGATGGCTGCTGAAGACATTTTATATAATGATATCAAGGACTTAACGGACGGATCGACTCACTATCACGCATACTATGTGATACCTGAGTGGGCACAAACTAAAACACAAACAATTAGAATAGAGGATCACATCTTTTATAGGTGGGATCTGGAAAGGAATAAATGAAACTATACGAAGTACTAGTGACTAATACTGTCGGAGAAGTATGGCATATCGAAGCTGAAAATGAGGATGATGCCAATAATAACTACTCTGAAGGTGAATTGGTCAGAGAAGAAACAATCGTATGTGACGTAGAACAAATAGATTTAATAGAAAGGAATTAAAATGTTACAAGTATTAAATAAAACTATGTTTCAAAAGCAAGAAGCTATAGATGCTATGAGAAGTGAGTATGATTTCCCAGTAGAAATGTATGACCTTACTGCGTTCAGTAAAAGAAACACAGCAAGTAAGGTAGTGTTTGGGGAAGCAACGCATGTACCACAAAATATGGCTCAAGCAGTAGTAAGAACTGATACTAATAAAGTATTAGGTGTACACACTGGTAGCTATAAGTTAGTAACACACGCAGAGATAGTAGATAAGATCAATGCTGCTGTAGTAGCTTCAGGCTTATCTAATAATGTAGAGCATACAGTAGAAGCATTTGAAGATGGAGCTAAGCTCAGAGGTAAGTTTAGGTTCCACGATATAACAGTAAAAGATCCTGTCATAGGTGATATGATTAGGTTCGATGTAGACTATATGAACTCTTATGATGGTCAATGGTCTATTATGATGAGAGCTCAGGGATATAGATTATGGTGTGACAATGGATGTGCATCACCTAATCCTCTTACATTCGACAGAAGAAAACACACTTCAGGTTTTAGTGTAGAAGGTTCTGCAGAGAAGATAAAGAACTCTGTAAAGATATTCCACGAAGACAGAGAGAGATGGGAGGCTTGGTCTAAACAACCATTAGATATGTATAGTGTACAAGAGCTATTAAAGAAAACTCTCTGTAAAGCAACAACTAATACAACTAAAAGTAAATACATAAAGACTAGACTTGAAAATATATTGGGTCAATACCTAAAGGAAGTTCAAGAACTTGGTCCTAACAAATGGGCACTGTATAATGCTTGTACTTACTGGGCATCTCATGCTGGAGATAAGAGATGGGCAAGCTCTCAACCTCATCGATCAGAGGTACTGAGACACGCAGAGGTAACGAAGTTATTAAATTCGCCCTTATGGGAAGCTGCATGATAAAGAATTTTTTAAATGAAAACATAGAGATACGTACATGTGATATGTGCGATAAAGATTACTGCAGTGGTGCATACGACTTTTATGAGGAAGAATTTGTATGCCCCACTTGCAGTGATGGAAAGGAAAATAATGAAAGTAATATTCGACATCGAGACTGATGGTATCGATGCTACAAAGATATGGTGTCTTGTAATACACTATTATTATGCTGATAAGACTCTGAGGTACAGCGACTATGACGACAGATACCCTTCGCTTAAAGAAGGGTTGATGCAATTAGATCAGGCTGAGGAGCTTATTGGTCATAACATAATAGGATACGACATACCTGTAATAGAAAAGTTAACTGGTTTTAATCTATTCGACAAGACAATCTATGATACTTGGGTGATGAGTCAAGTACTCAACTACAAGAGACCTCATAAGCAAGGTCTCAAGGGTTGGGGAGAACATCTTGGCTATCCTAAGTTTGAGTATGAGGATTGGACTAAGTATACTGAAGAGATGATGGACTATTGTGCGAGAGATGTTAAGCTCAATACCAAGGTATACGAATTACTTATAGGGGAATATAACGAGCAGAAGAAAACTAAACCTCTAATAGGTAAAGGTCTTCGTGCTGAACACGATACAGCTATCTTCGAAGCAAAAGTTAGAATGAAGGGATGGTTGTTTGATGTTCAGGCAGCTGAGAAGCTGCACATTCAGATGGTAAAAGAGATGGAGGATATTGAAAATAAAATTCATCCTCAATTACCTGAGATGACTATATGGGTAGATAAAGTACCTAAGAAGGCTAAGTATACTAAGAAAGGTGCATTCACTGCTGTAAGTAAAAGACTTATAACAGAATATTTAGGTGGTGAAGAGCCTGTTGAATGTGAATGGGATCCTGAAAAGGAATTCCAAAGGAGTTATAACACACAAGTTACTCTAGGGAATATGGAAGAAGTTAAAGAGTGGCTATACACTATAGGATGGAAACCAGATGATTGGAATTACAAGAAAGTTGGGTATGAGTTTCACAAGACAAGTCCGAAACTTACAACGACTTCGCTGGAATTGCTCGGTGAGGTTGGCAAGATGGTGGACAGGTATTTTACGACCAGATCTAGACGTTCAATACTTGAAGGGTGGTTCAAAGAGGTTGACTCTGGAAGACTACGTGGAAAGATGTGGACGATTGGAACACCCACCTTCAGAGCAAGACACGAAATAATAACTAATCTACCAACAGTAGAAGCAACTTGGGGTAAGGAGATGAGGAGTCTCTTTATCTGTGAGGATGACTACAAAGTTGTAGGAGCAGACTCGGCTGGTAATCAGATGAGAGCTTTGTGTCACTACATAGGTGATGATAGCTTTACTAAGGAGGTTACTGGTGGTGACATACACTCTTATAACGCATCGATCCTAAACTGTGGTAGAGGAGAAGCTAAACGATGGCTATATGCTTACTTGTTTGGTGGAGGTGGAAAGAAACTAGGTACTATACTTACAGGAAAGCCTGATGCTACTGTAGGTAATAAGTCTAAAGAGAAATATCAATCTGCAATTCCAGGATTACGTAAGGTAAAGGCTAAGCTAGATAAGATATTCAATCAGACTAAGAACGGATATGGTAATGCATTTATACCTGCACTAGATGGTCGTAAAGTCTATGTGGGATCTGCACACCAATCACTTAATTATCTTCTGCAATCAGCTGAAGCTATCACCTGCAAAGCAGCTGTTGGTTATGCTATGAGGAAGATAGAAGCAGAACAACTAGATGCTTATCCAGTTATCTTCTATCACGATGAGATGGCTTGGGTAGCACATAGAAAAGATGCTGAAAGAGTTAAACAAATATGCATAGAATCCTTTAGAGAAGCCCCAAAGGATTTTGGTGTTACCTGTATGGATGGCGATGGTGTCATAGGTGACTGCTATGCAGACGTACATTAAAGAAAGGAAACGTTATGGGTAGAATGAAAGATTATGCTATGCAACTAGAAGATGAATTCTGGGATATAGCTGGAGAGCAAGTAAGTGAACACGAAACATTCGATGCTTATGTAGATTATCTAATGGCAAATCACTATGAGAATATAATGCACTTAGAAGAAGAAGATGTGATGCACGAATTAAACGAATACTGGGGAGAGTATCATCAGAAGTATGCTGAGATGCAAGAGCCAGTAGAAAGTGAGGAGTAATGAAAACTATAGCAATAGTTGATGCTGATAGCTGTATCTATCAGGCAGCTTGGCAACAAGAGTCTATTGAAAGTGCCTTATCTAATTACAAACATTTAATTAGTAAGAACTGGATAGACCCTTGTTGGGCAGATGAGAGTGTAGTTTATTGTGGTAATACTGAACAAGATAATTTCAGATATAAACTGTGTCCTAACTATAAATCTAATAGAAAGAAGCTACCACACGATGCTAGACTGTTTAAACCCTTGATGAATAAGATAGCAGAAGAGGGTCTAGCTATACCAGCTAAAGGTATGGAAGCAGATGATATGGTAAGGATTAAGTCTGAAGAGCTAAGAGGTTCACACGAAGTGGCTACAACGATAGTACACATAGATAAAGACTTAGACTGTATTCCTGGAATGCATTACAATCCTAGGCACGATAGATTCTATAGTGTAGATGAGAATGATGCTGACTTAAACTACTGGTTACAGATGCTCAAAGGAGATCCAACGGATAATCTTCCAGGACTTCCTAGAGTAGGTGAGAAGACTGCTAAGAAGATACTTAATGGTGTACCAATGGAAAGACGTAAGAGTAAAGTCTATGCTGCTTGGAGATCTAAATATGGTAGATCTGATTGGGAGCAGAAGCTACTTGAGACTGCTAATGGTATACACATACTAAGACACGAGGAGGATTTCTTCGAGATTGGGAGTATAAGATGAATGATCATCAAAGATATACTGAGGTGGAGATACTAGATGTCTCCACCAGAGACAGTAAAGACTGGGTAGGTTTAACTACTAAGAATCATGGTGAACTCAGATGTAAATCTAACTTGAGAACTAAACTTAAGTTAAAGAAAGACTGGGTTGGTGACTTGACTGTATGGGTTAATCCCAGTAATCAAACTGTTTGTGTAGCATTCGATCAGAAAGCTCATATAGTTAGTGGTGTTAACGCACTACCCACAGGTCAATGGAGCTTAACTAGGCTACACAGGAACAATGAAATAAACCCTTATGATAACGAAGGGTTTATCTACGAAATAAAAGATAAATCCAATGGTAAGAAATACATTGGAAAGAAGTCTTACTGGAATTACAGTAAAGGTAAACGAGTTAGACAATCTAATTGGAAGACTTATGGTTCATCAGGTGTAGACACAGCAGAAAAGGTATCTAATAATCCTGATGCATTTAATTATTATATACTGAGAGAAGCACCTGATAAAGCTGCATTAAATTATTTAGAGATGTGGTATCAGATAATGTATGGTGTGTTAACAGAGGTAGATGATAATGGAGATAAAAGATACTACAACAAAACAATAGGCAGCGAGAAGTGGATGCTGACTGAACAATTTATAAAGGAGTTTAATAAATGAGTAATGTAACTATAGATGGTAATGATTATAGTGTAGACGATCTTAATGATATCGCTAAGCAATGCATAGCAAGGATACAAGAATACGATAGGAAAGTCGGTATGCTACAGCTAGAGATTAAAGAGATTAAGATTATAACTGACAACTATTTAGATACACTAAGAAAGGAAATTAAAGATGCGAAACCCATTCTTCAACAAGATACCCAAGCAGAAGGTAATTCAAAGGAAGAAAGCTGAGCCTGAATTATCTGAGTGGGAAGATTTATTTTATTCAAAGAGAGCTGAAAGGAATGTAAAGTCTAGTAAGGCTCGTAGTAAAAGAAAGGAAGCTCGTAATGTTAAAGAAGCGAGAATATACGGAGAGTAAAGAAGTAGAGAAAACAAATTGTCCAGAGTGTACTAGCTCAGATGGCTTTGCTATATACGATGATGGACACGGATACTGTTTTGTCTGTAATCACTATGTTAAACAAATAGGAAAGGAAAACGATATGCCGTTTGACTACAAAGATAACTTTGATTTACCTGAAGGAGAGATAACTCATAACGTTATCGTTTCTTCGTTTGAACAATTACTTGGTGACCATAGAGGTTGTCAGGAAAGAAATATAACTAAGGAAATAGCTGAACACTATGGTGTTCGAGTTATATACGATGAGAATAGAAAGATAGAATCTTATTGTTATCCTTATTATAATAACAATGAACTGGTAGCTTATAAGATTAGAAAGCTACCTAAACAATTCAGAACTGTAGGAGACTTTAAAGATGTCGAGCCTTTTGGTTGTAAAAGCTTTGGAATGGGAGGCAAGAGACTTGTCATTACCGAAGGAGAATTCGATGCAATGGCAGTTGCAGAAGCATCGAAACAACACTATAAGAAGATATATCCTGTTATTAGTGTTGCTTCTAGTACTAACCTGAAGAGCCTTCTCAAGGTAAGAGAATGGATCAGATCATTTAAAGAAGTAGTATTATTCTTTGACAATGATGATGCAGGAAATAAAGCAATCAAAGAAGCTGCTAATATAATAGGTATAGATAAAGTAAAGGTAGCTCGTAGCCAATACAAAGATCCTTGTGATGCATTCATAAGCCTAGGTTCTAAAGGTCTTATGGAAATAATCTGGGAAGCCCAGCCATATAGTCCTGCTGGGATAATAGTAGGTCACACTGCTGTATGGGAACAGTACTTAGATAGGCAGAACAGAGAGAGTATAGCCTATCCACCTTGTCTTGATGGTATCAATGATAAGACAAATGGTATGCGATTAGGTGAGATAACTCTGTTTACTTCAGGTACAGGCAGTGGAAAGAGTACTGTAATAAAAGAAATAGTACTTGACTTATTAGAGAAAACGAGTTATAAAATAGGTATGATATCTCTTGAGGAATCTATAGGAGATACTGCTGAAAAGTTTATTCAGATGCAGTTGAAGAAGAACCTTCAAGAGTATGATGTCCCAATAGAGGAGCAAGAGAATGCTTCAAAGGAGATATTTGAGGATGAACGTCTTATACTATTGGATCACCAAGGTTCAGTTGGTGATGAGTCTCTTATTGATAAGATTGAGTACATGGCTCTTATGGGTTGTAATCTCCTTATCCTTGATCACATTACGATCGCTGTTTCAGAGGGAGCAGAAGGTTACACTGGTAACGAAGCCATTGATAAAGTTATGTCTGACCTGCTCAAGCTTACAAAGAAGCATAACGTTTGGTTGGGCATTATCAGTCATCTGCGTAAAGTCGCAGGTGGAACCAGAACATTCGAAGAAGGAAAACTCCCTAGCATGGATGATATCAAGGGTTCTGGTTCAATCAAACAAATCTCGTTTGATATCATTGGATTCTCTAGAGATATGGCGAATGAAGACGAGAACACTAGGAATACGATTAACTTCGCTGTACTCAAGTCTAGGTTTACAGGTAAAACAGGACCAGCTGGTTCCGTAAGTTATGACTACAATACCTGTAGACTCAGTCGAACTACTGGAGTTGATTTCGAAATAACTGGATAAGAAAGGAAACTATATGGAAGATATTAAAGAGTATCTTTTAGACAAAATAAGGAGTGACGATCTGGGTGTAAAGCCCAGACGTAACCTTCAACTTATGCGTAGAATAGACACTGATGGTGTTGATATGTTAGACTTTCTATTAGAAGATATGGTCTTTCAATCAAGAAAAATAATTCAAAGATGTTTTAAACGTAATAAGGTTGAAGGTGAAACTGCTATAACACAAGTATCTATGGCTATAGGTAAATATGTTGTAGAAAGTTTTGACCCAGATAACGTTAACTTCAGAGACCATGTCAGAGTAGGTGACTTGTTTGTAGAAGGCTACGTAATGTGTGGATACCTTACTATATCTGTAGGACACATTAAGAGTCGTAAGCCAGTTACTATACACGCAACTGAAAAGTGGGGTGAGATGGAAGTAATAGCAGGTAAAACTACCTGTATCAGTGCTGATCCAATCGAACCCATTACCAAGCTAATACAAGCTAATGGTAAGAGTGTTATTAAGACATGGGATAGGTCTAAAGAAAAGAAATTCACTAAGCATTTACAAGCACCATTTGTAAAGGCAATAGATAAACTTCAGGCAACTAGGTTTAAGGTAAACCAAGATGTACACCAAGCTATCTTAGATAACTGGGATATGTTTGTGCATAATGAAGTGTTCGAAGGTGAAGACAAAGAAGAGAATGAAAAGTTAAAGCAACGTCAAGCCTCTAAGAATAGAGAAGTAAAAGAGATAATGGCTGCTGCAGATAAGTGGCTACATACAGACTTTAGTTTCTATGTAGATGCTGACTATAGGGGTAGACTATATTATAGTGAGCCCTTCTTTAACTTTCAGGGCTCGGATGTAGCAAGGAGTCAATTACTGTTTGCTAAAGGAAAACTATTTGATAGTAATGCTAACTTCTGGTTGGCAGTACACACTGCTTGTTCATACAATGAGTCATATCAAGTAGATGAGATACCTGAGTGGGTAACTACTGACTACAGAGCTATACTAGAACAAGAAGAACTAGATAGTATATCAGTTGACAAGATGACTCTTGCAGATAGAGCTGCTTGGACTAGAGAAAATCTTCCTGCCATACTAGAGCATGGTGAGATGAGGTTTATCAATACAGAAGCTGAAAAGAGAATTGCATTCTTAGCTTGTTGTATTGAATGGTATAAGTACTCTATTACTGAAGGAGAATTCTATACACACTTACCAGTACCTATTGATGGAGCTAACAATGGTTGGCAACATTTAGGTGCTATGTCTAAAGATCCACTGACAGGTGAGTTAGTAGGCTTAACACCTACTGAAGTACAGAATGATTTCTATGTACAAGTAGCTAAGAGACTATGTAAGAGGATGCCTGACTGGTTTGAAGAAAGAAAGATGCCTATGAAGCATATCAGAAAGGGTATTGCCAAGCGTGGTGCTATGACAAGAGCGTATAGTTGTGGTCAAAAGAAAATGGCTGAGTCAATGTACAGTGATTGTTATCAGTTTAATTATACTGAAGACTACAATATCAATACTTGGGATTGTGAGTTACTTGCTGACCATGTCATAAGGTCTATAGAGGAAGTATGCCCTGGACCCCTGAAGACTATGAAGTACCTACAAAAGTTAGCTGACAGAGAAATAGTTAACTGGAAGAATATGTATGGTACTGATAGAGGTCGAGGTGTTGAGTGGACTTCTGCTTCAGGCTTCCCTATAATATATGAGTGTTATAGATCAAGACCTGCAAAGGTAGATTGTTATGGATTTAATACACCGAGTGGTGAGATTAGATTCAAGCATGTGATAAGAGAGAAGACTGATATACCAGACAGAAGAGGTTATATGTGTGGTATAAGTCCTAACTTCGTTCACAGTGCTGATGCAGCTCATATGGCACTTGTAGTGGCGAGCTGGGAAGGAGACTTTGCTGCAGTACACGATTCCTTTAGTGCTCATGCACCGAGCATTGAATTACTTATGGAGAAGACACGAGAAGTCTTTGTTGAAATGTACGACAAAGAAAACTTCTACGAGACTATTCCGTTCGGAAGAGGTTACAAAGGAGATCCACCAACAGTAGGCTCTCTAGATGTTAAAGAGATAATGGACTCTGAATACTTCTTCTGCTAAAATAAAGAAACCCCACAGGGAAATTAATCCTTGTGGGGTATTTTTTTTTATATATGTTTAGGTATTCTTTCTTTTAAACCTAGGAATTTATATAAGTGATTTATCTGAGCAATAACAGTCTTAGCATTTTTATTAGCAATATACCTGACCTTATCTTCTGGCATACCTTGCCTTCGACCTTCACTAAGATTTCTATCTCTCATAGCCCTAATTAATTCAGGGTTTATTTTAGGTGTGTAAGCAATACTAGGGTCTAGATTAAACTCTCTTACAAAATCCATATCATCTATTTCTATTCCTTGCAGTGCTAATCTATTCCAATTACTTTTGTCATTCATTTTTTTCATAATATTTTCCTTTAATTTAAGTTTGCACCTATTCTTTCGAACTCATTTCTGCCCATATTCTTTTTCTCCTCTTCTATTTGTGCCCTTCCTCTCAAAACCATTCGATGTAATTGGTTCATTCTCATTACTAAATTATATTTCTGGTATATAATAAGGTCTATCATCTTCTTAATATCAGATCCTTTTACTTTAGCACCTTCAGGTTTAAAACCCCATTCTTCCATTAGCTTAACGAACTCTTTATCTCTTAGTTTAGATTCTGGGATAGCATCATTTAATGGTTTATATTTTCTCCAGTCAGATTCTAAATCTTTTTCTTTATTCCTTAAATAAATATCATTTATTAAATCATATAACACTCTAAGCCCTGGAGATTCTTGTGATAACAAATAATCTTTATCGTCTTTAAGTAATTTTTTGTAATCATTAATATTCTTATTAAAAGAATTTTTAATAGCTTGATATACACTATAAGTTTTATTTATCTTATCAAATGTTTTATTATAAGCTTGATGATATTCTTCAACACTGGTAGCATCACTTATTATAGCATCGTGAACTCCTATCATCCATAAAGGAGAGGCTCTTCCACTGTTTACTAAATTAATAGCTTGACCCATTATTGCTGCATCTAACCATTGAATAGATAATACAGGTAACTGATTAGATACTTGCTGTCCATACGGACTCATCGTTTGCTTTTCGTATAAACCTGTTTCTTCATTTAATACAAACTTAGGTTCAGATCTAGCATCTCCAATAGGTCTTGACTTCTTAATAGGAATAATTACATTATCTGCTCCTTCAGCTGATCCCATTCTAACACTTACAGTTTCTCCTGTATCCTCCATCATTCTAGAACCTAAGAATACAGTACTACCATTTGCATTTTGAAAGCTAGGTGTCTTACCAGTTATTGCCCATAGCTTAGCCATTTGAGACAACACTCTTTGATGAGTAAAATTAAGAGTAGAGTTTAATGCTTGCCCTAATAAAATATTTAAATCTCTTTTAGCTTCTTCAAGGCTATATCTGTTATGCATATTAGTTTTTCTTATTGCATCCATTAATATTTCAGTATGACCTTCTTTAGTAAAGAATTTATCAATGGCTCCTTGATTAAAGAAAGCATATCTACCATAAGATGTTTCCATAAGAGGTTGCTTAGATAAATCTTTTGTAATGTCTTCTTTATCTGGAGCAAGAAAAATATTATCCACTATATGCATCCAAATATTTAGCTTAATTTCGTTAGAAGAAAAATAGCTAGGTATTGTTTGTTCGCCTAATGTCTCTATAAATTTTGCTCGTATGTCACCTTCTGGAATAATATTATTCCCTCTTTCAAAGATAACTCCAACATGTTTTAGTATATCGACATGACCAAATTGGTATCCTTGTAAAGCAATTCCATTTTGAATTCCATCATGCTGTGTTGTAGCTCTAGCTCTGAATTGTTTACTGCCAGAAGATTTTCTAGCATCGTCATAGTTAGCAACATCTATTAATGATTGCATTATGTCAGCCCATTGATCTGGCTGTTGGACAGAACCTATATCTTTATCTTCCCACATATAAAAGTCTTTCATAATAGCTTCTATATCAGCTAATGCGTCAGCTGGCATTTGAGGAGCTTTAACAGATCCATCAGGAGAAGCAGAAGAATCAACTACAGGCATCATAGCTTGTGCATTAGCAGGTAAACCTGATAATATATCTCTTATTCTTTTTCCTGCCTTCACCCATTTATTATATATAGCTATATCAGATCGATTACGAACATCCTTTGTTGTAGGATTAGTAGCTACTTTAAATATCTGCTCTGCTCTCTTTCTCAATACATAAAATGGCATTTTGCTTGTAGATAATTTACCATTAGCTTTATCAGTATCTTCTAACTGTGTAACTAATTCTTCTGCAGTTAAAATTCCTTTTGATTTTATTTTATTAGTAGTAGTTTCAGTATCATTTAATAAGTTTCTTGCTACTATATACATCCAATTCTTTAGTACTTTACTACTGCCTTCTGTATTTACTAATATTGGTTTAGCACTACCTACTGTATTTCTTACAAGTTTACTTTCAAGAGGATTTAAGATAGTATTCCTCATAAAGAATCTTCCAACAGCTGTTGAATTAAATATTTTATTATAATATATTTTATCTTTTCGTTGGTCTAAATCTTTTAAATCTTGAAATAACTTTTTAGCTTTTGTTCTCATAACCCCATCAGCATGAAACTCAGCTGCTTGTATATCATTAGTTTGTTGAAAATTATTATTATAAGCTTTTTCCCAGCTAGATTTACTTAAGCCTACCATCTTAGCCCAAGGACTAATTGAATACCAACCAGTACCTTCAGGATCTGGGTGTGCAACTCCTGTTACAAAGCTATCCGACCTGTCTGTTTTTAGTAATGATCTAACAACAAAGTTAGCAACCTTAAGCATATCAGTATTTACACTCATAGCCATCTTACCAATATGATTCTTAGCTTTATTAGCTATGAGTTCATTTTTATCGTAGTCTGCTTTGATAGATACTCTTTGATTTTGGTATTTCAATAAGTCAAGTGTACTTAATACAGCTCCGTCTACAGGTGGAGTATAAGAGACATCTATTCTTTTATCAGGGGTGATTTGATTTAGTAAACCTCTAGCATTTCTGTAAAACAATTCTCCTCTTTCACTGATAGTATAAGCAATGTCTTGTTTTTCATTTGTATTAGGGTCTGTAAATCCTTCTGTTTTATTTAAGAAACCATTTTCTTTCATAGCATCCCATAAGAGATGGTCAAACACTTGAAGTATTTTAGGATCAACAGTTGAGCTAAAGGCTCCTCCTAAATTTAGTCTTGGTTTTCCTGTAATAGGATCTACTGATCCAGGTTCTCCTGTTTGTCTAGACGTATCTCGTCTTGGTTGGTTAGGAGACTCCACTAGTTTATCTAGCAGTGATTTAGATAGATTACCTACTTTATAATTAGGGTTATATAATTCCCCCATTAGTCTAGTAGAATCATTTGGGTTAACTCCAAATCCTGTAGCTGTTATAGCTCCTTCACCTTGTACTGAGTTATACCCTAGCTGATCTCTTTCTTTACTATTTATTTGATCTTGTATTTCTTCTAATGCAGCCAAAGATAAAGCATTACCTAGCTTCGCATAAGGAACTAATGTAGTTGGATCAATTAATCCTTTATCTATTAGTAATTGTTTTAAATCCATTAGAGTAGGATCTAACTCTTTATTCGATAATGCTGTGGGTATTACACTTTGTAATTCATCATTTAAATCAGTTCCTGCATCCATAAGAGTATCTACTTCTTGAGCCTTAGCTAATTTAGCTTTAAATATTTTTTGAAATGAATCTCTACTCTTCCATTCATCAAAGGCTTTTGTATTACCTAAGTAAGTAGGTGCAGATGCTTGTTCAGATTCGATTGTATCTAGTATAACTTTTCTAGCATCATCTTCGTTATAGCTTACGGAACCATCTTCTAAGACGACTCCCCTATTAGCTATTTGTTTAACATAAGTTTGAAAAGGATCTTGTAATTGTTTCTTATAGAAAGAAATCAATTCTTCCTTACTCATTTTAGCTTCGTCTTCTGGACTCATAGGAGCTACATTTTCTTGATCCCACATTTCCTTTCGTGCTGCTTCTACTGGATCATCATACTTAGGTCTTGTAATTTGATCTTTAGTTACTAATGTAGCTGTATCAGGAGTCTTTTTTAGTAGTGCACGCTTCTCTAAATTAGACATAGTTAAAGGAGCTTCTACACTACCTATAAATTCGTCTTCTTCTCTAGGTGGCTGACCAACTGGCATACGTTCATTTAATTTTTTAGTTGGTGTTGTAGATATAGTTCCTACTGTTGCTTCAGCTTCCTTCTCAGCTTTTCTGAAAGCATCTGACATAGCAGTTTTTTTAGCACCTGCTCTAGCTCTGTTTATTTTATTTTGATTTGTTATTAAAGGGTTAAAAACCATTATTATTTACTCCTTTGTGGTGGACTCTCTTCGAGTAACCAATTCATTATTAAATTACTAGTGTCGATAGGGCTGGTAATTCCTTGTGCTAATCCTCCCCTTACCTCTGGTAGTGTTCCAACTACAGGTGCAGCAGTTAATGCTTTTCTTATTCCTTTTTCTGGTTCTCCTGTAACAATTTGTTGAGTACCAGCTAATACGTTAGCTACATTTCTAGCTGATGGTCCAAGCTCTCCGAATAATTTACTACCAATCCAGTCATCTCTAGAAGGATATAAAGGAGAAGCTAAGTCAACTACTCTCTCTACTTGACCTAATACACCTGAAGAATATAATGCTCTTTGGGCTAAGCCAGTTGAATCTAAATATGGAGTTCCCTTAAGATCAAAGAACTTTATTAAGTCTTTTAAGTATTGGGAGGCTCCACCTAATGCTATCATAGTAACTATCAATGCAAAGGTATCATATTTAACTTTGGGATTACCCTTTCTTAATTGTCTGTTCCATAGCTTAGGCACTATATTAGCTGTAAATGTAGAAAGAAAACCATTAAATTGAGTCATCATTTGGTAATGAGGATCTTGAAAGAATAAAGGTCGATTTGCTGCTTGAGGATTCTGTATTCTTTCATTTACAAATTTATAAATACCATTTTCTAATTGCTCTTCAAACTCTTCCATTATATCTAAAGCCTTAAAGAATGCTTGTTTTTCTTCTTCAAGTTCAAGGAATTCATTTTCCTTATACTTAAATCTTTTAGGTATTCCTGATTGTTTTCTGGCTAAATCTTTAAATGCTTCTTCTTGAGGTGTTGCATTTGGACCCATCCATTCTGCAAAAGCTCTTGTTGGAGTCATAAAGATTCCTTCGACTTCATCAAAGTCAGTTGTGAAAGCTCTATCTTGGGTAGATAAATTAAATACATTATCTCTTTTCATTTCATCTAACTGATAGAAGTATTTCATTAATAACTCTACATCTATACCTAAATCTTTTAATTGGTTATAAGTTCTCATCTCATATTCAGTGAACTTATCAAAGTTAAATGAATCCCAAGTACTTGTAGCCTCTGTTCCATCAGGTAACTTAGAAAGGTTTTTAGGAGCAGTCAATAAAATATTAAATCCTGACTTAATAAAGTCCATACCGAAAGCAGCATTCATTCTTCTTTGGAATTGTGTAAATTGTTTAATCCCAATAGCTTTAAAGAAAGACTCGTGTGCTTTAACATAAGCCATATCTCTTTCACCAGTTGCAAGTCTATCTACAACAGTATTTGCATCGTATGCTACACCACTTCTCTTTAGATTATTTTCAGCATTGTCATACTCAGCTTGCATTGTTTTACTCCATAATGCAACTGTCTGTTTTACAAGAGCTTCGTTCGCTTTTTGCCATTCAGCATCATCTTTAATATTAAACCATATCATAGCTGTTTCTGGGATAGACGATAGAGTTGATAAGGTAAGACCAGCAAAGATAGACCAGTTAGTTAGTAGTCTATTTATGGCAGCGAATCTAGGATCTTTAATTCTTCTGAAGTTACCATGCGTACTATCAATAATAGCCTTAACATACCATGCTGCTTGCTCAACAGCTTTCCTAGAAATTAAACCCTCATCTACTTTCCTTTCAAGATCAAAAAATATTTCATTTAATTTTCTACCACCATCACCAAAGTATCTCATAGATGAATTATATTTTGCTGCTTCAACTTGAATTTTATTTAAAGCTTCAAACATATTTCCACTAGACCAATTCTTATACCCAGGAAGTCTAGACATCCCCATAACTCTTTCTCTAAAGGATACAGGGATATATGATTCACCTTCAACTAATGAGAATGTGCTCTTAGCTTTATGAGTTCCTCTGTAAGCTATTGTTTCAAAATAATCATTAGCTATTTTTTCGTTTAATCCCACCTCATCTATAAGGAATTTTTTAAAACCATGAGGATCTTGAGTAGCTTTATACCAATCTAATCCCTCATTAACGTACCAGTAATTGGCAACTTCTTCAGGAACATCTTCAGGTCTAGTAGGTAATGGTTGATCAGGGTGTTCAGAAGTCCATTCTACATTTATAGTAAGGTAAGCTGAGATATAAGCTTGTTTAATAGACATAGCAGCTAGATTTATTTGTTCTAACTTACTATTAGTTAATTCTATTTCAGGGTCAAATCCTTTAGCTACTAATTCTTTTTTAAATTCCTTTAATGTTAATTCGCCACTTACAAACTCTTCGTATAAAAGAAATCCATCTGCTTCACCATATGCCTTTAATTGTTTAGAGACATACACAGCATTTTCTGAGTCTAATTCAGGATGCAACTTATACCAACGTTTAGTTTCATCTTTAAATATATTAGCAATAAACTTTTGATCGACCATTGCCTTTAGCCTTTCTAATAATCTATCTTGATACCCTCTATGGTTCATTCCTGAGTGATATACACCAGTATTTGTTTGACCTACTCTTGCATTTAAATCTAATAACTCTGGATGATTAAGTAAGTCTTCTTCATTAGCAATATTTACTTCAGCACCCCAGATTAGCATTCTCATAAATCCATGAGCAACAGACTCTAAATAATCGTAAGGGTCTTTATTGTTTTTAAAGAAGTTAGGTATGCCTTTATATTTACTTTCATATTCATTAGCAATATTAGAAAATCTTTTAGCATTTCTTCCTACGTTTCTTAGAGGTTGTCTTTTAGTAGTATCTTGTTTAAGAGAACCAAACTTGATAGGCTCTCCTATGTGATTAATTACATCAGTATACTGTATTGGTACTAAAGTATTTACAGGAGTAGTACTAAATTCTACTTCAGCAGTATCATAAAGATCTTTACTCCCAAATATAATTTTATTATCTTCTATTCTTATAGGTGAATTTTTATTTTCTCTTACAGTTTTTAGGTCTTGTGGTCTTATAAAGACAGTATCAGTTAGATCGGATTCACCTTTTTTATCTGTCCTAGTAGACTTATTATCTTGATATCTATAAGTAGTACCATCCCTAGTTTGAAATGTAGTAGTAGTTCCAGTTTCGTATCTATCTTTATTATTTACATTATCGATTCTTTCCTCTACACTTTCTATTTTACCTTTTGTAGACTGATCTCTAATTCTCTTTTGCTCAATGGCTAGTATTCTTTCCCTGTTCCAGTTAGCTAAATCAGAAGTCTTTAATCGATCTTGACCTGCTGTATATAAACCACCTGCAGTTGAAATACCTCCACCAAGTACTCCACCAGCTATACCTGCGTTTATGTATCTATCTAATAGCTCATCTAATTGATAATCTTTTTCAGAGAACATTCCAGCCGTTCCAGCTTGAATTGCTTCTTGACCTACTTCAGTAAAGGATTCTCTTGCAGCTCCTCTCATAGCTTGCTTTGCAACTCTACCTGCTGAAAATCTTTTAACCATTTCAGGGCTTAATGCCATCATCCCTTTAAGGAATTTAGATTGTTCTTGTCTAGTTGCTTTTGAAATTATAGCTGTAGCTTTTTCTTCACTCATACCATGTTTTTTAGCGTATAATTTAGAAGCTTCTTTTATTCCTTTTTCACTTAAGAATCCTTCAGGAGTCATAAGACCTTTAAGACCTATTCTTTCCAATACTGAAGAAGCAACACCAGCAGCTGATGCCATAGCAAATTGAGTAATGCCTTTTTGACCTTCCATTTCATTCCAAGTATGACCAGCATAAATCATTGATATAGGGATGTATCCTACAGCAGCACCAGCAACAGGTCCACCGAAATAAGTAGCTGGAACTGAAGCAGCTATTGCAGATAGAGTAGCTAACATATAAGGTGCTGACATAGCAGCATTGTTGACTATATAACTAAATGAATCCATTAAACCATTAACATCTTTATAGTTAATTATTATTTTAGGTTCATTCATTATCTGCTCTCTAGCCCTCATAACCCCAGCTTCACCAATGCTTTCAATCATCTCGGATCCAAAGGTCTCGCCCAAGGCATCAATATAACCCCATACACCTTCCTTAGCTCCTGCAGCACCAGTTCTCCAACCAACTCCTGCCTGCCCTAATATTCCTATTGCTTTATTATCCATTGTTCTATTAGGGTCTCTGAACATTACTCCAGAGTGTACATCAGGATCGTAAGTAGATTCATCTATAGCTAATTGTTTAGGGTATAATCCGTAAGGATACATATCTACTGGCTTTCCTACTTCAGAGTAAGGTAAAGCATCTCTTCCTTTTAAGCTTTCAATTAATTCAAAATCTAATTTAAGATCAGTAGAAGTTTTAGATGTGTATTCATCTGGTTGTGCGTAGCCTAAGGCAATCATATAATCTTCTACTCTTTCTCCTTTGGCATTGGTAAGAAAAGATAAATCTCTTTTTCCTTCGTCTTTAGTTGTACCTACATAATCATGAATATTAAATCCACCTGCTTTAATGAGATCAGCTAATCTTTGTTTAGCTTCATCTCCTCCTACTTCTCCTCGTTTGTAACCCCTAGACTTTACTTTATCTTTATCATCATAAAGACTAGCTACTTCTCTTGTATTAAATCCTCCGAGTCTAACTAGACCTTTATTTGGATTCCAAACAGTATCGCCATCAACGACAGTATTTTTTGTACCTGTACTATCATAGAAAGATACTTCTGCCATAACATTCTCCTATTTATTTGTATGAAATTTTAATAGTTTTCTCATTTCATTTTGTTCTTTTTTGCTAGGACTAGGATTAGCTTCCATTGCTTTCTGGAATGCTACGATTGAATCCGTTGTGTATACTGCTTCTAAAGTTTCCATAGGCACATCTACCTCTCCTGAAGTAGCATTTCTTATAAACATATGGCTTAACCAGTATGTAAATGGAGACCATCCTTCTGGAGGATTATCATATGCTCCATGAGATTTTACTGCACCCCATAACTGCTTATGCTGTTTAATGATATACCCTAGTTTCTTTTCATGTTTTACAATATCATCATCCCATGCAGCATCACTTAAAGTTTGATATAACTTAGACAGATTAATTTCATATACTCCTTTTGTATCTTTAGGCTCTAAACCAACATCAGTTTTGAATGTTATGAATTCAGCATCAAGGAAAGGTTCAAGACTTTCAACTATTCTTCCTTTTTGTAATTGACCATTCTTACCCATTAATCTTGCTTTATAATACTTTGATATTGCACTTGATAATTTTTCTTTTATAGCACGAGAATTATTATTAGATGCTCCGAATCTTATTTTTAAATTAGCTAAAAGTTTTTCTGCAGCTTGAGCTACTTGTATTGTATTCTCATCAGCACCTAATCTATTTTTGTAATCTTCAGCTGGAAAAGTTTTATGAACATCGTCAATTATCTGTTTAGCAATGCCCCTCCATGTATCAACTATCACATCTGAGTTGTGTTCTTTATCAACCCATTTAGTAAACCTAGGAGTGTTAGTTCCTTCTGTTTGTATAGCCGACATAGCTCCCCAAGTCGTAGGCTTTCCATCTACGTATGCCCACTCTACTCCTTCGCTATTGACGTTCATATCTATTCTATTACCAGTCCATCTATCGTATAAGGATGTTCCAGGTTTTTTAACATCAAATAATGTAGTAGTTTCTACTGGTTCTAAATGATCCATATCATGAGTTCTTCTAAATTTATTTAAAGAAGAAGGTTTATATTTCTCTGCATTATCCAATATGAATTGATCAATTTGTTTTTGTTTCTGCTTGGCATACGTATTGTATTCCTTTGCAGCGAAGTTAAGAGATGTACTATGATCATAACCTAACATTCTAGTAGCACCATAGTTGAGAGCCATCTTAGCCAATGCTTCTTCATCCAAAGCATTACCTAACACCTCAAACATTTTATCTCTGGCTTTCTCCCAGAAACCTCTATTGTCTTCTTCGTCTTTTATTTTAGTATTGACATCATTTCCATCAACTACAGAGCTATCATTAGTGTTTTCTATTATATCATTTAAGATATCTGCAGGTTGAATGCCACTGCCATCTGTTGTATTTACATTTGTAACTGTAGGGAAACTTCCTGAAGTTATTGTATCAGCTTCATACTCAGTCATTGGACCTGATAATTGAAGTGCAGTTCCTGCTTCTTTCATTGATTTTTCTGCTTGTTTATTAGCTGCTATCTCTGCAATAGTAGGTACATTAGGAATACTTTTATTACCCCATATAGTTCTAAGATCTGGATCTTCTTCAATCCAGTTAGCCACTTGCCATTCATCTATTCCTTCAGGAGGTCTTTTACCCCAATCAGTATTAGCAACTATATTTCCATCTTCATTTATAAGAGGTAATTCTCCTTTCTCATCAATAGCTCCTTGTCTATACTGATCTAAATAATTATCTGGTGTAGCTAATCCTGTAAACATACTTTGAGGAGAACCTGGGGGTATTCCTCTCGCTCTTTCATTCTTCCATCTATTCGTTATTATTTCATTTTCCATTTCCATCTTAACGTTGTCATCAGTTAAAGCTCCCCAAATTTTCTTGGGGAGGAAAGTAGTAAAGTCTACAACACCTTGACCAAGGTCAGCAAGCCTATCCTCCCATCCTTCATCTTCATATCTACTTAGTAAAGGATCGACATAAGCAGTATTATCAAACCCAATATGTTTATCAACTCCTCTACTGATATCTCCAGCTTTGGCAGCTTGTATTCTAGGAAATCCTACATTGTAAGCTCTTATTACATCTTTTAAACTCCAAGTCTTATTAGCTTCTGCTATTGCTTTTAAATAACCTATGGAAAATTTTCTGTGGTCTTTTTCTTTACCTGCTAGTAAATCAAAATTAAGATCAGGGAATCCTGAATCTCTAGCTGTACTTTCTAATATTTGATATTTACCTAATTCTCCAGCATCACCTGTCACTAAACCAGTTTCTGTATTAGGATCAAAGTGACGACCTTTAGGAAATTGTGCATTGCCTGTCTCTTGTATAGCTAATGCATCGGCTAATGCCTCATAATCGATGTGATCTCTCCAATTTGCTCCTGATAATTCAGGGTATTTATCAACAAATCCTTCAGTGGCATACACAGGCTGTCGACCATCCTGTATACTTCTACCTGCTTGAATAAGCCTGTCTACCTCTTGTGGAAATTTATCGACTGCTTCTTTAGGTATGACAGCTTCTCCAGCAGATAACCAAGCTGGTATAGTATCTTTTCCTTTAGGATCTCCAGGATGATCATATCCCATATGACCTTCTGGTGGAGCCATACTACTTGCCATCCGACTATTATCTGCGTTGGGAATCTCTTCCATAGGAGGAACATTGTACTCCACTGAAGTAGTTTGTTTGTTACCATCAATCATCTTGGTAATCTTTTTAATAGCATTCATAATTGTCTCCTAAGACATTAACTTTCTGATGTATTCCTTGGTCATTGGAGGACCAACATGACCTCCTCTGTTTGCATATCCAGCTCCATCGATATAGCCTTTTTCTATTAATCCTTTAAATTTATTTTCATTATCTATAGCTTCTTGTCTTTTAAGTTCTTCTAGATTTTCTTCTATAGGTTCAGGAGGAAGACCCCAAAAATGTTTAGGAGGTGGTGCATTAATATCGCCTTCATATCCACTACCATCAGGTGGTGCAATATACATAGGATAATCATGATTACCTATAGGGGCATGATATTTTTCATATGGTGAATCATCTATAGGCATTTGTCCATAATCAAAGCCTGAAGAATCTTGAGCACCTACCCCTAATTTATTTAATAATGGACTAAGCCAAAAAGAAACAGGAGGCTTATCTTGTAGTTGATCACCTAACTCAGAATAATAATTATATAAACCATCATCTTCATTAGGATATCTATTATAATTAAAAAAATTATCTAATTTTTTTGCAAAAGGTCTAAGAAAAGCAGGACCATCTTCATAGCCTGCACGCATCACTCCTTCATTAGCATACTGAGGAACATGACCTCCTTTGTTAAGGAACATACCAGATCCAGGGAGTATAGCATTGGCAGCCATCTTCATGCCCATTTTCATAGCCATATTCTTAGCCATATTACCTGTGCTACTACCTCCACCTCCTTGAGTTTGTGGTGCATCTATATTCTTGTAGTCAGGTGCAGGCATAGGAGTTGTTTCAGCATATTCTCCTGCAAGGGAGACTATTGGGTTCTGTTCTTCGGCATAGCCACCTACGTTATAGTATGAAGGGGAAGGAACATCGTAGTATGGTATATAAACTCCTGTATTTTCATCAAGATATTTACCTTCCATCGCGTCATCCTGTAATCTTTCTCTTGCAGCTGATCCAAAAGGATTTCTGTCAATGATTATATTAGTTAAATATTCATACATATTTTTTCTTTTTTCTTTTCTTTTATCTGCAACTATTTTGGCTTGCATTTTTCTTTCGTCAGAAGGCATGTTCATATCTGATGGCACTGGAAAATGATAACCCATATATCCGTCTTTGGCATGGACTACTCCACCTTTGTTAAAGTTAAGAGGTTCATAATTTTCTACTAATTCTTTATCTAGTTTAGTTAAAGCTATATATTCTTTAAGTCTATTTTTTTGAGCCTTAGCCCCTATATCTTCATCTGTAATAATTTCATTTCCTACCTTATCCAACACACCATAACCAAGCTCTGTCAAGTGGTCTTTTCTTTCAGGAAAGTTAGGTACACCTGATATTGTATATCTAGCAGCTTCCATAGGGGATACTGCCATTGGTCCAGCTAGTTTAATCATTTGCCACCTCCACCTGTTTGGGTTGATACTTGTTGTTGTGGAGCAGCACCTAGATAACCAAAGTATCTTTGGGAAGCAGTATGGGGAGCATCCAATACCTGTTGATTATAAGCTTGATGTGCACTACCAACCTCACCTAACTGTTTAGCACCAGCAGCTTGATCGGCTTGCTTAAGTTGTTGGAATTGTAAGGACTTATCTCCTATGGCACTAGCCATCATCTTCTGTGCTCTCGCTGATCCAGCTTGCCCTGCCAACGCAGCCTGTCCAGCTGCTGTACCGACAGTATTCTGAAGGGCTGTATTCAATGCTCCAGTATAGTCATAAGCACCTGTGCCTGCTAATCTAGCTTGTGCATCTGCTTCACTAGCATCCAAAGCTTGTGTTTGTTGTGTAGTCATAGGCGACACTACTTTACTAGCATCATCGACTGATCCAGTGTAAAGATCAGTTGCCTTGCTCAAAGCCGTTTCTAAGTAAGGCTTAAACTCTGGATCTATGCCACTTGAAGTTGTTGTTTGTACTGGTCTGCTTCCACCACCCATAATTTATTCTCCTATTTCACCTCTGACTGAGATGTTTATTTTTGCTTTATATCGCTTATTTAGTAACTTACCATAGCTTAATGCGTCATCAAACTCTCTTATTGAGTCTGCCCTCCAATATTTACCACCATGCTCTTCAACACGACCTATCATATCATCGAATAATTTATATATGACATAGGCATTATTACTATTGTCTAGGTCTACTATACAATCTTTGACATCCATAACATATTTATTATCATAATAGTTTACATATGAGGCAGCTGTCAAAAAACCATTTATCTTATCATCCTTATAACTTCCTATTGCTATAAAATGTGGATTACTTTCATTTTGTTTTTGTACTATCTCTAAAAAGAATTTTATCCATACAGCTTCATTGTAGCTGAATCCATAAAAACTTTTATTTTGATTTACATATTTCTTCATTAACTGTATTGCTTCGAATACATCATTGTCCTCTATTTCTTTTATCACTTCGGCTCCTCTGGAAATGTTATTGTATCAGGGTCTGTTACCCCTTTAGTGATGTCTCTAAGTTGTTGTCTATAAGTCTTCCATGCATCTTGTGTACTTGGATATGTACTATCTGATAGCTGTGTATAGTCTGAGTCAGTTAGTAGTGTATTTCTTTTAATTCTTATTCTTGTAAATTTAATACTATCAGGTATAGTAATAGTTTTAGTATCACTATTATATTTATAACCTACTGATTGCATGACTTCATCTACATTAAGACTATCGTTATTAATAACTGTTTCACCTTCTTTTAAATCAGACCAGCCACCAGTTTCTGATTGCACCCATCCTAATATGATATTATTTTTATCTAATTTTAATTTTATCATAATCGTTTAACCTCTATAACAGTACAAGAACCAGTCATAGTAGCATTACCACTACCAAAATTTCTTACTTGGTAAACTGTATTTTTACTTAATGGTATTTTACCACCAGCTAATGCTGAGAATCCCCCTTGTCCATGAGTACTAGTTACTCCACAATTAATATTAGGAGTAGTTGGAGCATTACCACTTTGAAATTCAAATCTGGTAGAACTACTACCTGATTGTCCAGACCAAAGTGATGCAGAGCTAGCTGATAAATGAACTACAGCATCAGTATCTACGTTAGGGATATTAGCTGAAGTAAAAGTCATTATAACACCACCACCACCTGTACCACCATGAGCACTAACAACAATTCCTTCAACTAAATTCTCTGCTTTAATTTCACCAGTTATAGTTATATTAGTTACATCAATATCAACAGCAGACATACTACCTGCAGTAATAGTTCCTAAGTTTGCACTTAGGGCTGCAAGGTTATTAACATTTATTTGACTTGCAGTTAACGTACCTGTTACTCTGGCAGCTTCAACTTGTGAAGTACCTCTGATATTAACATTACTGAAAATAGCATTACCACTGCTTCTAGCTATACCCCATCCTGCAGTTCCAGGACTATTAAATATATCAGCTAAATTACCATTAAAGTTATCTGATTGAAGATTACTACCAACGGCTATATAACCTGTAGGGGTTTGAAAAGTAACTGTGGCTACATTTCTACCAGCAGCTGTCTCAGCTTTAAAGTGAGATTGCCAATGTTTCTTAGTTGTATCAGTTACATTTACACTTACTGGAGTTGCTTGCCAGCCAGCAGTTAATCCTGTGAATCCTCCTGTCACATAGTTATAATCAGTGGCTGAAGGAGTAGATGGTGCACTGGCTTGTTCTGTAGTAAAATAGACAAACCCTTCTCCAGTGGCTACAGTATTAAGATACTTAGGGTTGCTCCATTTAGCTACAACTGTTCCTGAACCAGCTATCTTAGCCGATACTTCAAATATAGGAGTACTGCCATCATCTGAAGGTACAGTCTTCTGCCAATCTGTAGTCTCTGTCCATGCCCCATTACTTGTATTATAAGATACAGTTCCTGGATTTGGTGGGAATGTACCAAAGGCTCCTGTCCTTCTATATTGATAAATAGTAGTATTGACTTGTGTCTCTGAGTATGCAGTGAATACTAAACCAGTAACAGGTAATGTAGGAAGTGTATCTGTGTAATCTACATAAGTAACAAACCCTTCCCCTCCAGATAGAGGTTCAAACTGTTGATTAGCTCCTGTAGAATCAAGAGAGTATACAGCTACTTTAGGTGTTGATTCTGTGACTGACTCATTGATATTATCTAATTGATATTGTATATTATTAGTAGCTTCAGTTATTTGTTTTTCCCAAGCAGCTGAAGCTGGATCTTTATTAGCATCCTGAGAGGGTTCTATTATCTCAGTCATTATCTAGTTCCTCCTTCTTGTACTGTAACTTGCATACCTGTAAGACTCCATTTAGTACTTACCCCAGAGCTATCATCTATTCTATAGCTTATGAATCTTCCATTTAACCTAACATCAGATTTATATCCTGTAGCTATTGTAAAAGTTCCTTCTTTATCTGGGCTACTAAAATCTATATTGGCTGATGGAGCATTACTTGCTACTGTTTTAACTTTTAATGTATTACTAGCAGAAGCAGAAGAAGGTTGTTGGGTTAGTAATGCCATAGAATTAAATTGTTCAGTATAAAATTCTGGTGTTACTGACATAGATTTTCTTTCAATAAAAGAGGTATAATTACTTCCACTAAACTGATACCCTACGTCTGCTACTATTAATTTATTATTACCTGTATTAGCTTGAGCCATTACTGGGAATTGTTTATTTTCATTTATAATACTTGCTGACCAAGGTCTGTCAGAGCCTGAAGTAGCATCTCCTTTTACTGGAGCAATTACTCCGTATACTACATTATTTAAATCTCTTATTGTCCAGTTATTTAATGTGTAGTTGTATATTATAGCTTCATTACACTTACCTGTAGAAGATAGATTAGGAAAACAAATCCATATTTCATCGTTAGCTTTATTATTCATAACAAACAAATTAGATTCATAAGTAGGATTTAAACTATTGTAGAAATGATCTCTTATTCTCATATCAGCAACAGACTGTATATTTCCTGGATTCCCTGTAAAAATATAAATATCATTACTTCCGACTACTAAATGTCTACCACTAAATTCTATCATACCATTTGT